CAAAAATGGCAATCAATCTTGATGCAATTAAGAGCCGTTTGCAGCAAATGCAAAAAAGCGCCTCTGGTGGTAGCGGAATCTCCGACTATCTTTGGAAACCCCCTGTAGGGAAAAGCCAAGTCCGTATTGTTCCTTATGCCTTTGATAAGGACAATCCATTCATTGAAATGTACTTCCACTATGAGATTGGAAAGCGTACAATCGTTTCTCCAACATCATATGGACGTCCAGATCCTATCGTTGAATTTGCTGAGAAGTTGAAGCGTTCCGGTAATAAGGATGACTTCAAACTCGGTAAGAAGATCGAACCTAAGTTCCGTTGCTTTGCTCCAGTCATTGTACGTGGAGAAGAAGACAAGGGAGTTAAGTTTTGGAGCTTTGGTAAGCAAATCTACCAAGAGTTGTTGAGCGTGATTTCTGATCCCGACTACGGAGACATTACCGATCTTATGAACGGTCGTGACTTGACTGTAGAGCACATTGCTGCTGAAAAGGAAGGAGCATTTCCAAGCTACACAGTTCGTGTGAAGCCAAACACAACACCAGCTACAACCGATAAGGAAATTGCCGGTTCAATTGTGAATGGACAGAAAAACATCACTGAGCTGTATAGTGAGTTGAGCTACGAAGAAATGACTACAGTATTGGAGAAGTGGTTGAATCCTGACACCAATGCAGAAGCACCTACACCAAAAGGTGAGTCACAAATCAAGTCAGCTTCTACTGCTACTAAAGTAGAAGACATCAACTCAGCATTCGACGAACTTTTTAACTCCTAATCCTTATGGCAAAGAAGTCAGCAACACCAGATGAAATCTCTGGAAGGGACGAGCTAGCTACACAGCTTGCAGACAGTCTCAACAAAAAGTTTAAAGACTTCAAAGCTGCTCATTTCTTGAATGGGCAAGAGGAAACTCCAACAGATTTGACAGAGTGGGTCTCAACCGGATCCACTTTGTTAGACCTGGCTATCTCAAATAGACCTCATGGTGGCTTTCCTGTAGGACGTATTGTCGAACTACAAGGAATGGAAGCATCAGGTAAGAGTTTGATTATGGCTCACGTACTGGCTAATACACAAAAGAAAGGTGGATTGGCTGTGTACATTGATACGGAGAACGCTTTGAGTGAGGAGTTTCTAAGAGCTATTGGAGTGGATGTAACAAACATGCTTTATGTACCTCTTGAAACCATTGAGGATATCTTTGAAGCTGTTGAGAACATTATCGAAACAATCCGTAAAAGTTCTAAAGACAGATTAGTAACTATTGTCGTAGACTCAGTGTCAGCAGCTACAACGAAGGTTGAGCAAGATGCTGATTATGAGAAAGATGGATGGGCAACAACAAAAGCTATCCTGATGTCTAAGGCAATGCGTAAGATTACAAACATCATTGCAAAGCAGCGAGTACTGTTCTTATGTGCATCGCAGCTAAGAGAGAAGATGGGTGTAATGTTTGGAGACAAGTACACCACATCAGGTGGTAAGGCTTTAGGTTTCCATGCAAGCTGTCGAGTAAGGCTAAAGGGTGTGGGTAAACTGAAAAGCGGTTCAGGTAAGACTGAACAAATTATCGGAGTACAAACTGAAGCACAAGTTATCAAAAACAGGATGGGACCTCCTTTCAAGAAAGCTACCTTTGATATCTATTTCAATTCTGGAATTGACGATCAAAACTCATGGTTAGCTTTGATGAAGGACTACGGTGTTGTTAGTACATCAGGAGCATACTATACATTAGTTAATGAAGAGACTGGAGAAGTCAGCCGCTTCATGGCTAAAGAATGGAAAGAGCTCTTAGCTAGCAATCCAGACCTCTACGACTACGCTTATAAGAAGATATGTGATATCTTTATTATGAAGTACAGAGGTGACAACAACATTGACCCAGACAGTATAACAGTTGATGACGATGAGCTCTCCGAATAAGTACTTAGCTTTACTAAACGAACTACGGACTCGAGGACCACAAGACGATCAGCACCTTAACTCAAAGGTGTTGATTGTCGATGGCCTCAATACGTTTATTAGAGCATACGCAGCAAGTCCGGTAACAAATAGTGATGGTGAGCATGTTGGAGGAATCTCAGGAACACTTCTAAGCATAGGTCATGCAATCAAGAATATCCAACCTACACGAGTAGTTGTAATCTTTGATGGTAAGAATGGCTCTGCTAAGAGGAGACAGATCTATCCTGAGTATAAAGCAAACAGAAAGTTCAAGATTAGACTTAATCGCTCTGAAGAAGTTGATAAAGAAGACAACCAACTTGAACAACTACTCAAACTAACTGAATACCTCAGCTTACTTCCATTTACTGTCATTACAGCAGATGGTACTGAAGCTGATGATACTATTGCTTACATTGC